TATTCGTGATCTACTTCATACCAATCAGGAGACACAAGATCATTGGTACGTGCACCGAAATAGCGGGCACTGTTCCTGCCAATCTCAATTTGCTCCTGACGGAAGTGGTGCAGAGCATCGACAGCTCTTTCGACCTCTTCGGGGACATCTCCGAGCAGGGATGCTTTGTTCCCGCCATACTTTGCATTGTAGTGCAGCATCGTCATCTTATCGAAGGCGAGCTGTCCTGCACGGGGACTGAGTTTCTTATGCTTCAGAACCCAGTCTTTGCGTGCATCTGCCATCGCAAGGAAAGGTTTTGAAAGCCGCCGGATAATATACTCTTTCTGTTCTTCAGCCGGAAGTGTTGTCACATGTCCGAGACCGCGCCCCCTCGGGTCTGTCCAAAGCTGTGCTGCATAACCTCTAGCCGTGTTCGACGGAGAATTAAGCATAAGACCAACAGGCCCCTGTTCCAGATTCTTCGTCACTCTCTGCAAGACCCTGCGGGCACTCTCGGGAACATGTGTCCCAATATCAGCCTGCGTCCGTGTCGTAATGGTTGGTTCAAGCGTATAGAAGTCAGCCCAAAGCTGCGGGTTGAGCAGGTTGTCACGGGAGAACTGAACCCCCGCAAAAGCACTTGTGCCGTCATCATTGAAGTAGAAGCCATGCCACATGCGCTCTTTCTGCTCTGCCTGTGCTTTCAAGAGGTTCTTAACGTCGTCGCGGGATAGCTTAATGTTGTAGCCGCTCCCTCCGAGGGCTTTGTTCAGACCTCCCTTGATACGAGACACAAGGGCAGAGGGAAGCATATCCTCCTCTACGGCGTGTGCAAATACTTCTTCGGGGTCTTGTGTGTCATACTTACGGCGCAGCTCATTGAAGGCATGCCCTTCTTTGTTCATGTTCTGCCGAACCTGATTCATGAGGGAGGCATATTCCTTTTGTCCGAGGCTGTCCGCAAGGCCCGCATGAACACCGAACTCATGTGCAAGAAGGCTCTCAACATGGGCGGTGTTCTTGATGTTGTCTGTGATGAGAACGGTGTAGTCCTCATTGGGAACATAGAATGCCTTGGCGTCTTTTGGAATCTCAATTCCTGAGATGCGTGAGACAGCAGCACGGGCTTTCTCATAGGTTGTTGCAATGACGCGTCCGTTCTGCTCGAATCGGTCATAAATCTTGGAACCAATTTTCTTACCGAACTCTGCATCATGAAGCGTTTTCATGTGTCCAATGGTCTCGCTGTGTATCTTTGCAGGGTCGATATCGGCAGCTTCCATATAGGCTTTTGTCTCGGCACGGTCGGCCACCTCTGCGACCTCTGCGGTGAGGGTTCTGCGTCCGCGGAGGGAGGACAAGGCCTTTCCTGCTCCGACGCCGGCTAACGACAAGACAGTTCCGGCGAGCATGGCAGCCCCAATATCATAGGCATAGTTGACATCTTCCCCGCCGAAGCGGTTCTTCAGATAGTCATTTGTTGCCATTGCACCTGCAATCGGAGCATTCATCTTTGTCAGCTCATAGCCGGTCTTAGCGGCGATCTGTGCGATCTCCCGGGCCTTGCCGACGTTGCGGATGGCGTTGCCGAGGCGTTCAATCATCTGTGCACTTTTAACAGCATTTCCCATCGGGAGTAGGTTGATAGGGTCAATTATAGCGCCAACAAAACCTGCAGCTCCAACAGCAAGCTTTGCAAGGATGCTGTCATTCTGTTCTTTCCACTTCTCAACAAGCGCCTGACGGTTGCGGTCAACGAGCTTTTGATTGACAAGCCAACGGATTTCCTGACTGTCTCGCCCGTTGAGCAGAATAAACTGCTGTGCGTCTTTGTCGCCGGGAAGTGCCTGCTGCACATAGTTGACATCCTCCTGTGTGACAGGGTCTTTCTTCTCGAACCACCATTTACCGCTGTGTGCAATACCGCCCCAGACATACTGAAGAGCGTTGGCGATGCCGGAAGTGGTAACGGAATCGAGGAGATTGGTTGACATTGCTTCAAGCATGGAAGCGGTCGGTACAGGCTGTTCATCAGCGTAATCTACGGTTGCAGGGTTTAGGTCTCCGTACATGACATAGTTGGATTTCTCGGCATGCAGAGGAGCAAGAATATCCCCGAGGGAACCTGTGTAGTTCTCCCCCCGACCGCCTCCAAACATCTGAAGGTAACGCTGTGCTTCGCTGAAGCGCCGGTCCTTATAGGCATATTTAGGGTCTGGGGCTTCGAAGTCGTCGCACCACTGAGACACAAGATCGTAAAGACTGCCTCCGTTTGACATAAGATTCGCCCACGCATAATGACGGGCTCCCCCATCAACAATCTCATTATGAAAATGCTGAAGCTGTGTGTCGAGGTCTGTGGGGTCACCGCCAAGGGCTTCTAGTGCTGTGCGCCTATCATATGTCCACTGGGCAATACCAAGGCTGCCCTCCCCGTCAAAGGAGATAGCACCTGTGTTGAAGCCGGATTCCTGTGAGATGTTCCCCATGATGGCGGCAGCTCGGTTGTCATCCAACCCTAAGTTCTCCGTCAGAAAGCCCCAGACACGGCGGGCATTGTATTCGTTTGCCATAGGTCTCCTTTCTTAGTCGATTTCAGTGTTCCATTTTGTGTAGTAAGAATCAGCTCGCTGCTGATTAATGTCATCAATATCTACGGATGAATCATCAGCAAGAGAGGTCTCCGTATTGGTGTCTCTATTCTGATACAAGGCCCGTGCCTCTTTATGCAGCTGAGATAGAGTGATCTGACGCATCTCTCCACGATTATTGCAGGTGAATGTAAAGATACGTGTGCCGGAATTATAGCCGATCGTTGTTGTCTCATAATCCACTGTGGATGCCCCATCGCCGCATGTCTTATAAATGTAGGAATTGAGTGCCTGTTTGAACCAATAAGCATCATTATCGGTGCCGATGTTGTAATGAACATCCTTCGGATAGACACCCCAATGATAGGTCTCGTAGTTTTGACGGACCATTTCATTGACCGCACTAAGAGCGCGTTCAGGGTCATAATTAGCATCATAGAGTGTTGTCCAGAACTTTTGAATGTCATTTGCGACGAATTGGTTTGCAGATAAACCGAAGTCAGCCCAATCCGTACTGCCATTCGCAGAAGGTACATTGTCGATCGTAAAGCCAAGCATGTGATCTTCTGCAGCCTCTGTATTCGCCTTGTGCACATCCGGGTTGAGACGTGCTGTTTGGTGTGCCTCTGCATAAAGGCGAAGTCCCTGCTGCATTCCTGTGTCTCCTCCACCAAAGGAGGTAATCAGTGTCTTTAGCGTGTATGCCTCACGAGCAAGATCACCGCCGAAGGTGTTGGCAACAGCAGCGGGATTGTTGATGATACCTCCTACAAAGGAGCGTATCTGCTCATTGTTTCCAATGTTTACACCACCATCATCGGTCGGCATGATCGAGCTGAGAATGTTTGCAAGAGATGTAGAGAACGATTCCCGCATCCCGCTCAGCTGCGGCATATCCATCAGGCGATAAGTGCTGTCCCAGTTCCCTTCTCCAACGAAGCGCTGTAAAAGGGGAAGGGCTGTGCCATAAAGAATGTCCTTATCTATGGTATATGTCTTGACCGGAAGTCCGTTGACAATATCATTGCCGTTCACCCAAGCGGAGATGATGTCACTCGCTGCGGCAGGGTCGGTGATGCTACGGTTCCCACCGCCGCTTCTTGTCCGTCCCGTGGCCGCCATCCGACGGCGCATCTCTGCTGCTCGTTCAGCTTCATCATGCTCAATACCTGCTTTAATAGAGGGAATGAGTTTATTATATTCGCGGGCCTTTTCAGGGTCTGTTTGTCTCCACTCTGCTATTTCAGCAAGAGCGCCTTTGAGACTGCCGGTCTTGCGCTGTGCTTCCACCCAGTCATACTTCTCTTGTGTATGGAACTGGGCACTGTACTCACTTGCCATTGTCTTAAAAGACATCATGTTAAGAAGCTGTGAGGCCTTCATTTCCGTACCGTCGAAGTTCGTTTGGATGGTGATGTTGTCCATCATCTGCGAGAGACGGGTGCCGTCGATATGGCCTGTCTTGATAAATTCCTCAGCAAAATCATTGAGGAGTTTGGCGCGGTACTGCGCCGGGAGACCCATCAGACGTACATTATTGAAGATTTCCTGCACGCGCTGTGTGACAAGTCCGTTGGTCTTTAGAAGCTCCGGGGCCTCCTTAATGACATCTCCGAGCTGACTTTGCACGGATGCCATTGTTGTGGTGACTTCATTCTCGTAATTCTTCTTCTCCCATGTCGCCATGAGGTTGCCCATGTTGATGAGTTGATTTTCATTGAAGCCCGTCGAAAAGGCGGTCATGTTGACAGGAGCACTGTCCCCTTCAAGGTTCTCTTTCTGCCAGTCTTTTGCGAACTGGTTGTAGCGATTGGCCTCTTCCTGTGCGGTTCGGGCCGGCGTTAAGGCATACTTTTCGTCATACTGGTTCTTCATGACGGTAGACAAAAAACCGCCGCGCAGGCGCTCAGCATTTGCCCTGAAATAGGGGTTGCTGAGACTGTCGGCAAACCCCTCCTGCTGTGCGGCATCAATGGCGTTGAGTTTCCGAATGCTCTCTTCGCTCTCGCCTTGAATCATCCGTTGTGCCTCAATACTGCCCATGTCACTCATATAGCTTTCGTGAGACACACGATAACTGCTGAGAGCTGCTGAAAGCTGCATCATGTTCTGGGAAAGCTGCTCGCTCCGATTAAAGGAGGCGTTGATCGAAGAGGGGGAGACACCTGCGTAGCGTCCGACGTAGCCGGCATCGGGCTGCGGTGTGAACTGCCGTGCGGTGCCGATCGCCCCTGAGATTGCTGTTGGCATTTATTTCCTCCTTTTAAAAGTAGTTGATAGTTTGTTTGTCTTGACTGAACGGGTTCGGCACGTCAAAGGTAAACTTTGTCTGCTTCGGACTAATAGGCCCGAGGAGATTGCTGAACTGGAAGGGCTGATAGGATGCCTTGTAAATCTGATCGGCGACATCCCAGTTGAAATGAACACCGCCCGTTCCCATAACAGGCTTCTCGTTTCCTACACCTGCCTGAGCACGCATGAGTTTGATCTTCTCCTGCTCCTGTTTTGCTCCGAGGTACGCCGTACCAAGAGACACAAGGGTTCCGAGAAAGGACGGTTTCTGTACTTCTCGAATGGAACGTATCTGTGCCCTTGTATTGAGAAGTGCTGCTTCCTTGTTAAGATCAATCTCGTTGCTCCGTTTGGTATAGTTATCTTTGATGCTCTGTGCTGCTCTATTAGTGTCTGCCTCACTGCTGCGCATGAGGAGGGAGGCGGTACGCCCGCCCCCGGACAATCCCTCATTCACTGCAGCATTGACGGACGAAGAAAGGCGTCTGCCCTGCATCTGTGTGCGTTCCAGTTCCTGCACAGTTGCTTCGAAGATGTCGCGCCGCTCCTGTTCAAGGTTCTGCAGGTTGTAATTCATGCTTTGAACCATACTGCGGGCTGTCTCGCGGTTGGCTCTCCCTTGTGCTTCGAGTGCCTTATTCTGGGAATAGACACCCAGAAGCGAAGAGCCTAAGGTAAAAGCTACACCCATGTTTACACTCCTTTCGTTCTGGGCACAAAGCTGCCCTTCCACATGAAGCCAATCAGCGACACGGGGAACGGCATGTTTGATTCAATGGTCAATTCATAAGCGGTATTCAGCGCTTGTACGGGGATGCGGAAGCTCCCTGTGTCAAATGTAACTGCTCCAAATACCATTTGACCGATCTCTTTATTTGTCATTGTATATGTATAGGTGTGATGGTGGCTTTTGACCTTTGCCACAAAGGCACCTGTTTCACTGTAATTGAGGTCGATGCTGCGAATCTGCAGGCGCCCATTGGTGACGGCTTTCAGACCGCCGCTGCGATCTTCCTGCCTGATGTAAATGGTTCCGAGCTGAATATGGAAACAGTAAGGAATACCTAAGACAACAGGCTCTTTTGTATGGTCTCCTGTCACATATATCTTAGTGCCTTCTGCGAGTTCATTGCGCGGAACGACTTCATATTTACCGTTTGGAAGCACATAGCCCACTGCATCTATATCCGTAAGGCCCGTACAGTCGTACTCTTGCAGGATATTATATTCTGTGCAGTCGAAGGCTGCGTCGTATTTACCGTGCTTGGCAATTAGTTTGCTGTCCAGATACACACGATACGGTTCCTTCTGCGGGAAGTCTTTTGTATTCTCAGTGAAATCCATCCGCTCTAAAATGTGCTTTCCCCCGCGATCTAGGAGGACATACAAGGAAGATGATATGAAGAAAGCCCCATAGACCTTACCACTCATTCGCCATCTGCTCCACGAGGCCTGCACGCGCTGCTCATTCAAAAAGAGGTATTTATAAACATAAACAGAATGTGTGTCTCCCTCTGTCAGAAAGAGCATGATATTCTCGTTCGTATTTACGACCATCTGATAGACACCGTTCGGGATGTAGCTCGCTACATGCGAGGTGATGTCCTGTGCGTTTTTGATGTCTGCAATGTCCTGTACGTTGTAATACTCCTTAATAGAGGTATACTCTGCACGTTCGGCGGGAAAGTAAAGGTTCTTCCCGGCGACGATTGGCCGGCAGGTCGGTGATGCGTTGAAGCCTGTGACCTCCACAAGAGCACAGTTCTTCGGAGACAACACAGTATCGGAAGAAAGCGTGAACTGCGTTGTGTCCGAGAAGCAATAAAGGCTCTGATTAAAGGGAACGGCAAAGTTGAGGATGTTGATGCGTGTGGTTGTTGTTGGCACGTCGATACAGTCAGTGTCAAGAATGTCATTTGCGGTTGTCATCCAAAAATTGAAGTACTCTGCACTCTCAGAGAGGATGACATTCTCCCCGCTGAGCACACCGAGGCGGTTACGGTAGAAGAAAATGTCATTGAGGGTCTGATTGATGAAGGACGGAAGCGGATTGCTGTCCTCATCCCCTGCGGTTCTCTTCCCCCACTCTTTACGGCAAAATGTAAAGCTGCCGTCACTCTCCCGGATAAGGGCGTGGGGCATGGTGGAGGCATCAATCGCTATGGGGATATTGGGGGCGGCACACTCCTTCCAGACACCTTCAGACGCATCATAACTGACATAATAGCTTCCCGCGTTGTTTCCCTTCGGGTCTCCGGCAACTTTGACAACAAAGCCGTCGGGAGCGGTCTCGGGGAGCAGGGAGAATTTCTGAATATGACCTACGGTGCCGATAAGCGCCTGATTGTTGAAGCCATCCTGCGTCGCAATCTTTTTGGTGCCATGCAGCCGAAGCCATGTGTTGCCAACATCTACGGTAAGACCCGCCTTTCGTGCTTCCTCGGCAAGCCTTGTCGCGATGAAGTTGGTGTCGATCATCTTTGTGTGGGACTTATCGCTGCCGTCCGGTGTCTCATAGGAGGCGACAAGTTTGTCGTCTGCCCAAATACGATAGGTGCGGCCGTACTGTCCCTGCTTGACATGCACCAGGGCTCCCTGTGTGTTGAAGGCGTCGGCGGTTTTCTCAGTGGTCATTTTCACCTTGACGTTTCGATTCAAGATGAATGTGTGGTCCGCAATCGTGATTACGCGAAGGTCTTTCCTCGGATTGGTGACGTTCAGATAGGACGGGTCATCTTTGATGGTGATGCTCTTCTTGCTCCCATCCAGACCGAATATGTCCAGATGACCGTTGTAAAAGTACATGATGTAGCGCTCGTGCTCATCACGGTTGATGAAGTGCATGAGCGGTGTATGTGTCTCCCCGATCTTATCGGAGAGGTTTGCCAAAAAGATGGTTGGTGGCCGTTTCTGCAGGCCGCTCGCTTCTGTGGAAAAGCCGTTGATCTGCTCTTCAAGCTGCTCCGGGAGACGCAGAATCGGTGGCTGTTGGGAGATGCCTGAGACAAGGTTCTTGATCTGTTGTGAGTAGAGCATCAGCTTCTCTCCAATACTGGCGAAACGCCTATATAGTTGAGCATGTTGTAATCCCCCATATGCATGTCATAAGACACAATATCTTGATAGGCTTCCTGTGCAGCATACGTAAGGTCCTGTGACAAGGAAGCATCTCCCATGAAATGTGCTTGGAATGTCAAAGCAGCTCGTGCCGCGATGTAGTTGCGGAAGCAATCAGGCAGGTCATCAAAGTCAATCGCCATAATAGCGCTGAGTTGAATGTCGTGTGTAAATGTATAAGTCTGCTGCACGACATCAAAGAAGTAGTTGTCTCGTTTGGCGTATGTCCCGCCGTCTGTTGCTTTGAATGATATGATTGTAGGAATCCACGGAATACGGCTTGTGAACGCTTCCGGTGAGAGTGTCAACGCATAGGTGTTGAAATCCCACCCCTGACGCTGAATGTCTCGGGACACACGGTCCATGATGCGGACGGCATTTGCTACATCAACGTCGATCTCCTCGTCAATGGTGTTCACGGGGTCTGCCCCGATGGAGGAGAGGATTGTGTTGATGGCATCAAGTTTACTGGTTGCTGTGAGCATTATGTCTTTCCTCCTTATAAAACGAAGTTAGGTATTGAGTTATAATTGCAAAGACAAAAGGGAGAGGAATCTCCCCTCCCTCCTGCTTATAAAAGAGACGCGCTCACTGCTTTTTGACGATGCCGAGGAATGCACTCTCCGGACGAAGCCCGCCCATACCGACAGCCATCTTTGCAATAAGCTGATCTGCCTGATATTCGATGCGGCGGCCCTGCTCCATAGAGAGGTCCTTCAGCTTCAGGACACCCACAGCCGTCTTGTGGCAGATGACAATGGGGTTCTTGTCTGCATAGGCTGCCGGGAACACATGCCCGTTGCCCTGCATGACGTTCGCGTTGTCATCGCCGCCACGCGTGATGTGCGGGCACTCAATGACATCAAAGCCCGCGAGGCGAATGACGTTGCCCTCGGTGATCGAACCACCTGCGCCATAGTCGCGGTTGAGGAACTCAAGTGCGGATGCAAGTGCCGAGTGGAACTCCGGTGTGATGTAGGCGTAGCGGTCGCCTGCCGGTACATAGTTCTTCGCCATCTTTGCCTTTGCTTCGAGCAGTACCTGATAGATGGCACTGCCGGTGTCGCGGTCAATCCCGGGGTTGCCGGCGATGGTCTTTTCAATGACGCCGCCGAGGCCGTTGCCTGCGACGTTCTCCTGCGTATTGAGCGCTTCCTTCGCACACTCTGCAAGGACGGAAGCATCATAGCTGAGAGCAAGGGCATTGCCGAGCTCAGCCGCATAGGGGCTGCGGAAATCATAGTGTGCGATGAATTCATCCAAGTCAAAGATTAACGTATCCGCTGTGAGAAGGCCATCGAGTTTGATGACGCGCTCGGACTGCTGAATGTTCTCTCGCTTGTCGTCAAGGCTCTCACCTGCCTTCAGGTAGTGTGCCTTGGTACGGCCAAACACAGGGAACTGTGCGCTCTTGCCGCTCGAAATGGAGCGTTCAAGGGCATGCCCATGCGTGACGGACGCCTTCTGGAAGGCGGTGAGGGTCTCGCCCGCAAAGACTTTGAGGGCAAGGGCAAGCTTCTTCTCTTCGGGGGTAATGACGCCGCGGTCGGCCATCGGGTTTGCAATAGTTACGTTTGCCATGTTGGTATCTCCTTCTTTCTAAAGAAAAGACAAAAAAAAAATAAGGCCTCCCATGAGGGAAGCCAATCGGCTGAAGTTAGAACAGGCTGCTGTTCTGCAGCTTTCGATAAACCTCCTGCGTGAAGGCAGGGTCATTCTGGTAACGAGGGTCGGACATATCCTTTGTCATCTCCGCTGTGGTTCGGTAGCCCGAAGGCGTCCCTGCCCCGGTCTGACCTGCCATGACGCTCGGGTTGTTTGTCCCGAACTGCTGTGTCATCTGGGCGCGGAGGCCATTGATGGCAAGCTGAATCTGGGCAAGGTTGCCCGTCTGAAGGGCGGCGTTGAATCCGTCAATGACACTCTGAGGCTGCGCAGAGATATACTGCACAAGCTGTGTATAGGCATCTTCCCCGCCGGCCATCTGTTTAACCTCCTGCACGTAGCGGTCGGCCAGTGCGTCAAGACCTGCAATGTAGGCATCAACAACGGCCTTCGGATAGCCTGCCTTTTCAAGCGCTTCCAGAGACTTTGCACTGAGCGCTCCATTTGCGTCATGCTCTGCAGCGAGAGCATCAAAGTCGATGCCGTTTTTTGCAAGCTCAGACTTGACCTCCTGCTCGGCGGCCTGCTGTTTCTGAAAATCCTGTTCGAGGTCTTGTGTCCCATCCGTGGGGGTCTCAGGCTGCTGCGTCGTCGGGTTCTGGTCTGCCTCAGGCTCCGAAATGCTCATGTCCTGTTTTTGTGTCTCCACAATAACACCGGCACCGGTCTCCTTGACAGTCATATCCACAGGTGCTTCCTGTGCCTGCTTATCTTTCTCGTCGGTATTCTGTTCTGCCATATATCGTATCTCCTTTCTCTGTTGTTATTGCTGCTGCATTGCTTGGGGAACAAGCTGCTGCGCCATCTGCATCTGCATGGCTTGCTGCTGTTCCTGCTCAATCTCCTGTTGTGTCTTGACGACGGAGGATGCATCAAGTCCGAGTGCGGTTGCAATCTGAGACAATATCTCGTTCTGCTTGACCGCTGTCTGAAACGCCTCAGGGAATACCTGTGCATATCGAATGAAAGTGTCAAGTTTGGCAAGATCATGTCCACGGCCCAGTGCTTCGATTCCTGTGGTGATGGTCGGTTCTACACCACGCGCACCTTGCGGCAGATCAGGAATAGCGCCTGTTCCTGTCATCTGGTTCATGAAGCGTCGGACAAGCGGCAGCTGTAGTTCCTGTGCAAGGATGCTGTAAATGTTGCCGACAGTGTCCTCAAGCTCCCGTGCAACATAGCGAATCTCCTCGGCGGTGACACGTTCGGCATTGCGCTGCACGGCACTGTTGAGCAGGAAGGCATAGGAAAGGCGTGCCTCAATGCTCTGTACTGCTGCCGTGGTGACCTGTAAATCACCGGTCTTATTGATCTGCAAGGCCGTAATATCTTCCGGGCGTCCGCGTACGAAATCGCCCGGCTTCGCTTTTTGGAGTTCACTGATTCTTGTCTGTGCGTTAGGATTCACCAGAAAGATGATGTTGCTTGCGATGGCGGCTACCTCGGTCACCGACTTACTGAGGGCTTCAAGCGCCTTTAGGTCTCCGAGGTATTCGTCCACAAAGCTGCGTCCGTAGGATTCTCCGTCCATCTTGCGAAGTCTGAGGGGAATCCACGGGCTCGCATCCTTCGGATAGGTCTGCTCGGTGCCGGAGATAATATTGTCTCCAACCTCCTGATAGGAGCGATAGACCTCTCCGTCAAGATAGGTATGCGTATAGACATCATAAGCCTTATGCGGCTCTATGTTGTCTCCCTCGATGCAGCGCTGTGCCTCAGGCGGGAGTGCTCCATAAGCAATGCTTTCCTTTGTGACAATCTCGGTCGTATTACCGATGCCGTCGCGGGAAAGACAATAACTGTTCAGACGATAGAGCTTCATCCCGCCTTCCTTTGGTGGCAGGAACAAGAGGACATTGCCGGCAACAATAAGCTGCGTCATTCCCTCATTCATAGTGACACGCATTTGGTGCGCTTCCATGTAGTTTGTGATCTGGCGCTCAATCTTACTGAGGGCGCTTTCCCATTCCTGCACGGTCGCCGGGTCATCCCCGAGCTGCGTTCGCACCTCGTCGCCGAGGGACAAACGGAAGAAGGGGGCGTTCGGTGGGAACAAAGCAAGCATGAGTTTGCTTGTGAGGTTGTTGACGCCGCGTGCTCCAATGGACTGGTATGGCGTCTCATACTTGGTAGAGCTTGTGTCACTCTCCTTTGGGAATGCCATTGGAATCGTCAGCTCAGCACACTTTTCGGCGCGATCGGTATAGACCTTACGTGTGCTTTCCAGTTTTGCATAAAGCTGCTTTGCGGTGGTCCTCTGTCCATCCTGAGGGGCGCTCATATGTTAAGCCCCGTGGAGCCGCCTCCTGCCTGTGTATTCGGATTTACCAGAAGGCTGCTCTTACCGCGCTTCTTTTTCTTAACACTGCTGATCTCCTCTCCGGCACGCTGCGCCGAATCTGCGGCAGGTGCGGCGGGCATGGCGGCCGGAGGTGCCTGCTGCACAACTGTGGTACTGCCTCCCCCACCGCCAAAAATACTTCTAAAAACTCTTCCTACTCCACCCATTCAGTTTCCTCCTTTGAAGATGGATTCGGTCGGGACAAGAAGGCTCTCGATGCCCCGACGCTTCTTGTTGTCTGTGCCTCCCATAAGGGGGGCGTTCGGGTCTGCACTCTCCGTAGATGCAACGAGATCGCGCCCGGTAATGGTTGGCTGCTGTGTGCTTGCCTGCGGGATGGATGGGCTGAAGATGGATTTCAGCATGTTACCCACGAAGCCCATCGTTTTCCTCCTGCCTGATCTGGATTTCTTCGAGGGTCTCAATAAGTGCATTCGCTCCTATCATTGCCCCGAGAGCGCGTTCGGCGTTTCCTTCATCTCTGTGGAGATGTAAGATGTTCTGCAGGCTGAAACGCTCGCGCAGATACTCACACAGTTCTTTGGAGACATACGGAATGTCCCGCTCCATATTGTCTTTCATTAGGTCGTTACCTCCTTTACATAGGTGCTGCACTCCTGATGGAAGCCGTGCTTTTTGTAGCCGTTGCCGATCAGGTTGTTGTTCTTTTGAAACATGTTGCCTGTGACAATAAGCTTCGCACCATAATCCCGTGCAACATCCTCCAGTGCCTTAATGGCATGCATCTGAAAACCATGAACATCTTTGAACGCTAAGACAAAAAGTTCGGTGCAGACACGATGGGGTGTCCACCATGTGTAGCCAATATCAAAGGCAACAATGCCCTGCAAGACGCCCTGATGAGAGAGCTTGATGACCTGTCCGCGATCGCTCATGTTGCCGAGACAAACGATAGTGTGCTCAATGTCTCCGAAGGTGTCCATAAGCCATGAGACTTCTTTTTGTCTCCAATGCTGAAGGCTCTCTCGAATAAGGTACCGTTCATAAAGGCCTAAGTGCTTGCGTTCGGTGTCCATAGCTTTACCTCCCGTTTCTTGAAGTCATAGTCGCATGCCCTCAGAATACGGGCGACACGAGCCTGCTGAAGAGCATCCTCTTCCGTCAGGTGCTGTTTTTCGTACGCCTTGACAACAGCATTCCATGAACAATCCTCATCAAGGATGCGTTCTGCGTTCACCGCCCCGACCTTCGGGCACCCACTGTAACCATCTGTTGTGTCTCCCGTGAGTGTCTGCGTAAGGAAATTCCGATCTGCCTCCTCCTCGCTGATGTACTCGTAGACATCCCGCAGGAAATCATAGTGGTAGCCGGGAAGGGTTCGCATGTCTTTGTCGCCGGAGATGATGATGCATTTGTCTTTGTTCTTCTCCAATGTGGCGAGGATGCCGATGCAGTCGTCTGCCTCCAAAGAGGGGCGCAGATAGACCGTGCCTTCCTCCTGCATCCAGTCCACAAGGCGCCAATAACAGAGCGGTTTTTGTCCTTTGCGATGGGCCTTGTAGGTGGGCAGTACATGGCGACGGAAGTTATCGTCGCGGTCGGAAAGACACAAGAGGATGTCATAATCTCCGGTGTATTTATGGCGGTCAAGAGCTGTCTCGACGGCGGCATCCAGTCGGCTCGTAAAGTTCGCCTTGACCTCCTCGAAGTCGGCAAAGTAGCTGCTGATACCGCTCTCCCACTCAGCTTCGTAGGTGGCTGAAGCACATGCCATGAAGGCAAACATATCAGCGTCGATCAAGAGTTTCAGCCGCATAGGAGTACCACCGCAATTCCGAGGAAGAGAAGGTTAATGACGATCATATCCATATCAGGGGGTCGTATTGGCATTGGTGTCCTCCTTACTACGGTTGATCTTCCCCCAAATGGAGAAAGAGTAACGACTTACAGACGCAAGTGTGTTGCCGCAGTCAGAACAAATGATGCGGTACTCATCAGCGCTTTCGTCCTTTGTGGAGATATGAAATAGTCCCCCACCGCAGGGACAGTGCATCATAAGAAATGGCACATGCTCATCCTTACGATTCCGTGCGACTTCTCTTGCTTCTTCTAAGGCTTCTTCTAAGGCTTCTTTGGGGACAATGAAGGGTCGATCATTCATTCTGCATTTTCCTTTCTTCTCGGGAGTGACAACAGAGTTGGGGTTTGGGAACCTCCCCGTATTAACGCACATTGTTCTCCCCTTCCTTTCTGACGTAAAGCCCGCAGCGGCATGCCTTCATCTCACGCATGTAGCGGCAGGGGCAGATGGTAGCCTCGCTGTGGTTTGGGAGACAGGGGCAATAAGGCGCTCCGTAGCGGACTTGATTCTCCCCGAGTTTTTCGAGGGTGCTCATGACATGGTATGTTTTGGGGTTGACCTGCATCCCATAACGTGCCGCGTTTGCTTCGGGTTCATAGGTGCTGTTGTAATCCGGTGTCTCAATCACTGAATGCACAACTCCTTTCTTTACAAGTGGTACATGGAAGCTGCACACGGCAAAACACCTCAGGGCAAAGGAGACACAAGAAGTGATGTATCTTCTTGGCAAGCTCTCTGTGCTCTGCTGTTGCTCTCTGGCAGAGGCGTTTCGGAAGGTATTCGAACCATGCCCGAAAGTTGCCGGTGACAACAAGATGGTAGGTGATGCCCTTCGGGAGGATGTAAGCAAGATCATCCTTGCGGTAACCCTCGCTCGCAAGCTGATGGTACCGATGGAGTGCCCCTCTGTTCTGAGCATCTACCTGTAAGATGCCTGTCTCATGCAGGTCATCCAAAAGTGTCCCCCGGCTGCTCTGCACGGTAAAAGACAAATGCCGGTGCCGTGTAAGCTGCAGGAGGACGGTGAGGCTGCATGATACCTCAAAGGAGGCATAGGCATGCTCTAAGACGCTGAGGTGTCCTGCCTCAATGATATGTTTGATGGTGGCATCGGTTGCTTCTCGTTGGTAACACTGCCCCACAGCTTTCTTTAAGAGCTCTAGGGGCTCGTGCGTCGCAGAGATAAGTTCAGCGGTGGGCATGACGTATCACCACATTTCCATGATCTGTGTAGGCGATGAGACGCCCGAAGGTGTCGTGAAGCGACATAGGCTCATGTGAACAGGACAGGAGGCGGCGAAGGGCACGCTGCTTTGAAGAGTAGATTGTGCAATAGACCGGCCCGTCTCCGCTGAAGATGACGTGTGTCGCCTTGTGTTTCTTAGCGCGATAGTCACTGTAAATCATGCACGCCCCTCTTTCGGCCGCTTTGGTTTTTCTTTGAGATCAATCCAATGGCCGCAGGTGCAGCGCACAGAATGAATCGCGGTGCCGTAAAGACGAAGAAGGGTCTTACCGCATCGTGGGCATTTCAGGTCTTTCTTAATCATATGCATTCTCTCCTTTTCACAAAGCTTCAAATTCATCTTCAAGTTCTTCTATTCTTTTGCGACAATATTCCTGAATCAGAAGGCCTACTTTATATGGAATAGTGAGGTTTGGAAAGACATCTCCTACAATATGCGTACCTTCATAAAAGACAGCACGTTGTAAAATTTTTAAATCAGAGATTTCATCTAAGATGGCTTCTCCTTTTCTAAACGTATCCTTTTTCATACATCCCTCCTAGTGGCACTCGGCCCAGTTCTTTCCAATCTTCCCATCAGTATCAAGCTGCATACGGAAGCCGAAAAACTCTTGTGTCTCACGCATGGCGGCTTGGGATTCTGCGAGGATGATCTCAGCGATCTCGGGGGTTCTGCACGCCCACTGCCCCTCATCGTGAATCCACGCCATAAGGGCAAAGTCGCCGTCCCACCCGTGTCGCAGTCCCCTGTCAATGAGACGCTGCTCAGTTAAGACAATCCACTTCTTGCAGATCAAAGCACCTGCTGACTGAAGTAGCAGATTAAGAGCAGAATGAGGGCTACGCACATGGAGTAGCCGTCCATCGAGACCGCGAAGGTAGTGCCTTTTCCAATGGATAATTCTACCTTTATCCGTTTCGATAAGAGCGTTTTGCACAGCGTCACGAAGCTTCTTGATGGCGGGGGTTGCGCGCAGAAATCTCCGTTTGATAGTCTTTCCATCATTTACATCTCCTTTGATAATACGTCCAATCTTGGCGTCTCCTGCTCCGTAGAGGAAGGCGTATATAAAGGTCTTTGCCTGAGTACGCTCAGGCAGTCCTGCGGCCTGTTGGTTCATGGTGTGTATGTCTCCGTTGAGGATGGTATGAGCATACTGTCCACCATCATACTTAGACATATAATGCGCAAGGCAGCGCAGCTCCAACCCGCAGGCATCTACACCCGCCTGTGTCCAACCTCCGGCATGAAAAAGCGCCCTGCATTCCTTGCCGTAGGGACTGTCCACGGCGGGAACTTGGGCGACGTTGGGATGGGAATGAGCGGCCCTGCCTGTGACAGTACCGTTGGTGATAACATGTCCGTGAATACGCCCGTCCTCTCCCACCTCTTTGAGCCATGCATTCTTACCATCGGCGAGCTGGCCGAGGCGTTTTCCGATCAGAAGGGCTTCCTCCATGATTGCTGCAAGGGAACGGACCTCATCAGGTGCACTCTCGTCCTCTTTGATGAAACGAAAGGTCTCATCATCAATTTTGAGACGATACTGTTTGTAATCGCTGCACTCTTCGGGGGTGTCGTAGAGGTCTGGATTGTCGGGGTTGTATGTGTGGAGCTGCCGAAAGACATACTCAATCTGCTTGCGGCTGTTTGGATTGAAGTCTTTATAGCGCTGAATCGGTACGCCTTTCTTGTAACCGAGTTTCTTGTTATCCCTCTTTGGGATAAATACTTTGTCCGGAAGAGGGGGGACGGCTGCGGTAAGCTGCGCCAAAAGGACAGCCTGTCGCTCCCGTAAGATGCGTTCAAGGTTCTCTGCTCCCTCGCGGTCGAAGGGGAAGCCGTTGCGTTCCTGCTGTGCCATGAGCCATGCGACTTCGTGCTCTAGTTCTATGGCACGCTTGGAATAACTTCCTTTTGTCAGCCGCTTATAAAGGGCCACGGTGACCTGCACGTCCTGTTTGCAGTAGTCAAGCATCTCAGGACTGTAAGTCTGCCATGCCCCCTCCTGCTCTCCGTAGTCTCCCTTGTACTCTCCGAGACGATAACCCCATGCTTTGAGGCTGTGCTTCTTGTAGAGTTTCTTCGGGAGTTTTCCCACTCTCATTAGTCCGAGATCGGTCTGCTCTAAGTTGGAGTAGATCAGACGGGACAGAATGAGTGTGTCGATGACAAGAGGGCGCTGTTTCCGAGAGACAACAAAATAGGGATAAAGCTTACTGAGGGCGGGAATATCAAAGTTGATAATATTGTGCCCACCGATCGGAACACCCTTCTTCAAGGCAGCCATGAGACGTTCGACACCCTGATGAACCTGCGCAGGCCCATAACCATCAATGACACCTGTGTCGGTGTCGCAGATTGCCATACAGTGCAGTACTGTGGTCTCGTCTAAGAGACCGTTGGTCTCAATGTCGAAGAGGAGCATAAGCTCACCCCTTCGTCATGCGAATGTTGAGCTGTTCGACCTCGCGCGTGAGGCTGTCCTGCTTCAGATGAATCCGTGCCTCTGCGACACCGAGCTCATGCAGGAGCCCTTTGCGGATGGAGATGCAGCGCCGGATATAACCGAGCCGAAGGTCTCGCATACGCTCGTACCAATGAAGAAGAATCTCGCAGCATTTCTCACAAAAACGAATCATAAACATAATCATCTCTCCTTTGTGTCTTGAATGTTTGTTACTTGATGTAGTACCTCTTGGCCGCCTCCTGCTGTCTGCCGTCTGAAAAACTGCTGATGCGCCGAAGGTAGCCAATGATGCGGGTGCCATAGTCAAGGTCAGTGCTCCCGCAATGTCTGCATGTGTCCCGCGTCTCAGGGTCAATCTTTCCGCAGGTGTTGCAGATGGTGCATTTCGTATTGGTTGTCCAATAGGGAACACCATTCTTGCGGCAGAGGTCGAAGATAAGGAGGGCTTGATTGAGGGACATGAGCTGCTCCAAATTAAGGTGCAGTGCACTCCCCCCATCGAGGTGACTGGTGATCTCCTTGCCATACATCTCGATCTTGTCAAGGATCGTGAGCTCCCTGTCCTCTACGCGGTAGAAATAGGAGTTGTAGCAGTCTCGCTGTGCAGGGAAACCTGCCTCCCTATCCCATTTGGCATTCTTGACACCTAGATTCTCAGCGGGGACGAACTCGGTATTGAAGCGGTAGCCGTATTTCTGAAGGGCTTCTTTGTTCTTTCTCTTGAAGGTGGCAAGCATCACTTCCAGAAATGCCCTGTATGACACGTTGTTGTTGATGGCATATCCCATGTGCTCCGCTGCCTCTACGACGCCGTTCAGTCCGATGGTGAGGAACTGCCGGTCGATGTCCATGTAGCCCGCTGTGTAGGCGGGGAGCATCCCTGCGGCAATGTAGTCCTCATAGACCATACGGGAGGCAATGAGGTACTGGTGAACGCGGTCAATGAGGTGGTGAAGTCCATTCCATGTTCCATCCTCCCACATAAAGCGGTGTATGTTGATGGTGATAACCTGTGCACTTCCTGTGACAACACCACCCGCACCGAGCGTATAGCTGAATGTGTTGTCGGCAAGTTCGTTCCGAAGGCGGCAGCAGGAAGCAAGACTGTCGACGCTGTCACTCATGTAGACAAAAAAGCTAAGCCCCCTGCTCATGAAATTTGCACAGTTCCAACGGAAAGCTTCATCGGCGAAGCCGTCCTTTGTTGTGAGGAGGCTTGCGGTCAGTACAGGAAAAGTCAACAGTTCTTTTTGTCTCTCTTTACGGAACCACTCCATGAAGAAGAACTGCAAGTCCCTTGTGCTCTGCATATCAACCTGTGTTCCATCCGGATAATAGAAGGCGCCAAAAAGCTCCTGCATGTAAGGTGCATCAAGAACGCTGATGTTCCAGAATACGGATTGATCGCCTCTCGCTGATGCCGGCTGATTGAGGGCGTAGACGACGCCTTGAAGTTCCTGTTCAATCTCCTTCTCATGAGTTTCAAGATAATCTTTGCCGTAGGTCTTACGGGCAAAGTAGTCAAACATATGCAGGAACTCTACCGTTGCAACGGCACCGGCGAAGTTGCTCGCAATCTGATAGACAAGATTCACGAAGCCGCCACAAAAAGACTGAAGGTTCTTCGGGGGCCCGGAGACGCCTCCGAGGCTCTTTGTCCCCTCCAACAGGAAAGGATAGAGGCTGATGGAAGCACAGTAGGGTTTAAGACTGGTCTCGTCATGGACGTAAATCAGATGATCTTTAAGGTCTTTGAGATAGTCCTCAACTGCCCTCTCTCCAAACATCTGGCGCAGCTTCTCACAGACCTTCGCCCGGTTGATCTGGATGGTGAGAGGCTTGTAAAGCTCTGCCTCCAAGGTGGCAAGTGTCTTGTGTGTGACGTTGGCATTGCTGTCAACCTCGCTGCCGGATGCTGCGTTGGTGGCATTGATGTAGTTATCTATAAAGGACTGTCTGTCCTGAAGTTGCTCCGAGGTTAGCTGCATAATGCTCCTTTCTGTTTGTCTTGAAAAATATATGTCATGTCGTGAAACTCTGTTATCGTTCGGGAATAGTAATCACTGCGATCAATGACATAATAGGACGTGAGGCGATAGTATCTCTGATTAGTAGTGGGACTGGTTAGCCCCCCGAGCACTTCGTTATAGCTTCCAGTCTTTAACCATGAAGCATTTCCCTCTCGTGCAATATATTTGTCATGCTCTGTGTCATCACTTCCTGAGTACAAACAAACAGGAAGGATGATGCTGAGACGCCTAATCAGCGTAATAATGTCACCATCACTCATACCATTGGTTGTACCTCCCATGAGGATGATGGCATTCGCCCCTTGAGTGGCCCCCGTTTCAGCGATACCTTCAAGCTCCTCTATTGGTGTGATAGCAAGCACCTGCTGTTCGCTGAGATGCGGACTATGACAGCCAGGGCACCCCTGCGTACAATTACCGAGTTCAAAATAAACGGCAATGTGTCCGGGAACTTCATTCAAGGTGATACCACTCGATACGAGTGGAACTAAAATGGACATTCTGCATCTTCTCCTTCCTGTACCTCCTCTACGTCAAGGGGGTCAATTTCTTCCAAACGATTGGTTTTTTTGTTAAAACGTACTTTATCTGCGAGGCCTGTGTTGCCTGTGAAGCGGCACTTCAGATCACGTAAACGTAGGGTGTTGCGGTCGTCCTCACTCTCTGCCTGCTGATCGCGCTCTAAGGCAAGGATGGTATCAGGGAGCTGTTTCAGGCTGCCGCTGCCACGCAGGTCATCCAGTGTGATGGTGCCCCCCTGCTCGAAGGGGCAGGACTTTGTATCAGTCTTGCGGAGGTGGGAGACAACAATAATACCTGCTTTAGTCTCCTCTATGAGGCTCCGAAGGGCAGTCATTAAGCGATCAATGGTCCGGCGCTCATCGACCGAAGTATCATCCATCGCTGTCACCGCTATGGTGATATGGTCTAAGACAACAAAGTCACATCCACCGGTGACAATCATGTAACGAATCTTGTCAAGGAGGTTGTCGCTCTCGATGCTGCCAAAGTGGTCGTAAAGCAGGATGCCTCCGTCACCAAACACCTCGTTGTAGTGCTCCTCGATCTCAGTCTTGGTTTTGTCATTCCACATGAGATGCAACGGCTTACTGAGATGAATGGACATAAGGTCACGCAGGGTTTTCTTCGGGGATTCCTCTAGCATCACCATGCCAACCTTCAGCCTGTCTCGCATATGCAGGGCATAAGCAAGCTCCCGGGCCATTGTGGATTTCCCGATGCCGCTCCCGGCAGTGAGAAGCAGCAGCTCCCCCTTTCGGATGCCGTGTGTCATGCGGGTCAGTTCAGGCGCCCACGGAAAGGCATAACTCTCTATGTCTGCATCATCTGCAAGGAGTGTGCTGAGCATGTCCTTTGCATTGTGGATGCCGTCAGGCCGATATTCTTCAGCATTCCATATAGCTGACACGATGTAATCGGGGTGGCCGGCAAGGAGACATTCATTAGGGTCTTTAAGCGGCAGATGTCCGATCTTCAGACGGCCCGGAGGCAGGATTCCGCTGAGCTTCTTGACTGCCTTTTGTCCGGCTTCGTCCTCGTCAAAGATGACGACGATCTCCTCGAAGCCTAAGAGCCAATCAAGGTTCTCACGAAATATCTTGTGTGCACTCTGGCAGCCGAAGGGAATGGAGACAACAGGATATTTGTTCCCCTGCACCTGCGACACGGTGAGGCAGTCGATCTCGCCCTCTGTGATGACGAGCTTTCGCCCGCTGTGGAAGAGGTGCTGCCCGAAGAAGCGATGCTGCTTCTCGCCTAAGACACAAAAGTTTTTGTCTTTGTCCCGGGTCTTTTGGAAAATAATGCGCCCCTCATCACCGTAGTAGTTGGCGACTTGCAAGGGGTTGCCGTGGTTGTCCCGTGTGCATGTGTAATGGTATTTGCGGCAGGTGTCCTCGCGTATGCCGCGTGCTCTGAGCGCACGATACTCCATATCTCCCATTGGGATAAGCCCCTTAGGCATGGGTGCGTTCCTCCTCTCTCCTCCGGTCGGCGTCCACTTCTCACAGACAAAACAAAAGGTGTGGTCTGTGTACTCTGTCATGCCGTCGCTGCTCCCGCAGTCAGGGCATGGGAGGTGGGCGTTAATGATGTCTGACATAACCCCTCCTAGTAGACGGGTGCGACGTTGTGCTCCCGTGCGATGGTATCAATAGCGGCGCGTTGGAGTGCTGTGCTCTGCCCCTCAGGTGCTCCCATGAGGAGGATGCAGATGCTGTCCTGCCATCCCTCAATGGAGGGGTCGGCGTGCTGCGTAACGGGAATGCCCGCCTCGGCTCTGCCATCCGGGTGGATGATGTAATGAAAGCCAACGCTGAACCACCCGTCTCGCATGACGTGCTTCTCGTACTCGTCGAGCGGGATGTCAGCCATACTGTAAGTAATGTGGATTCCTTTGGTTACATCACGCTCCTTAAATTGTAATCTCTGCGGGTTCATATTCACTTCTCTTTCTTTTTGGTCTTTTCAATCAGCCCTGTTGTGTCCTTCGTTGGTTCAGCGAACCATGAGGCAGGGATGAGTTTCGCCGCATAGCGAAAGCCATGCTTCTCACACCAATCGGCATAGGTTGTTTGGCTGCCTTTATATAGCTTGTGTTTAGGACTGCTGAATACGAACCGTATGTCAAGGTGCGGATATTGTTTTTTGATCAGCAGATGTTTCTGCCGATCGGCAGTCTCAAAGAGGCCCTTTGCCTCAATGATGATGCCGTTGGATAAGACAAAATCAGGGGTGTAGGTGTGGACGCTCTCGGGGATGGTATAGGATAGCTTGCACTGCTCGTAGACCTCTTTCTTCTCAATGGTTTTGATCTGTGCTGCAATGCTGTCCTCTAGCCCCGAGCGATGCCCGCGGGAGGGCTTATAGCTGTACCTCCCGCCTGCTAGTCTCCTCAGAAGTCGTCATCCTCTCCGGGAGCTGCCTCGTCATCGTCGAAGGGTGTAGGCTCTGCAGGAGCCTTGTAGGTATAACCCTCCTCCACAGTGAATCCAAGGGAATCGCTGGAGACAGAACCCTGCTCACGGAGCTCAATGATCTGTACGCCCGTGAGGCGCAGAGACACACCGTAGTTCTTGTCATTCATCCAGTACGGCATGAGCTCATATGCGATGCGTCCGCGCGTGCCGCTGACAATGCTCGTCAACTCAGTACCAATCTCTTTATTGGTGGCGTCAAAGATGGGGACACGGCGCACCCAATCCCCCTTTTTGGTCTGGATGACCTTCTTCATTTTGAACTTGAAGTACTCCTCATCCTGATAGGTACTGAGGCCGTTGGCGTAGTCGTACTTGTACTTGTGCTTTTTGCCTTCCTCGCTCTCCTTGAACTTCTGCCACTCTGCATCAATCTCTTTGAGCAGGCGCTTCTTGTCGGCCGCGCTCGGCTTGAAGGAGACGGAGAATTTGCCGGTGTCCTTGCCCTGAAATTCCTCGGTGTCGAGGAGGTGCGGGAAGTTGAACTCACCGATGCCGGTCGTGCCGGTCTTGTAGGTTGTCTTTGCCATAATGATGTTTTCCTTTCTTGCTCTGGATTATTTTTGCGAAGAGGTTTTCTCTTCTCCTTGTGTACCACCTGCGGGAGCCTTGCCTTTCCGAGGAGGTACACGGCCAATGTCCGTATAGACAGCAAAACTACCGTCCTCAAAGTGAACACGCACTCTACTCGGATAGGTAGTCTCATTAAAACAAGCCACCGGATAGATGAAGTCTGTCCGCTGCGGGTGCAGATGCCGTTTCTCGCATCGTTCAGCATCGGACTGCAGAGCAAACTCCTCCCCGCAGCACTCACATACATACTTTTCAATCACTCTCATAACGTCAGCTCCTCTCCTTTTACACTCTGATGGAGCCACACGGCATACTGCAGTATCTTCGCAGTCTCCTTGGTAGGGGCGTCCTTCTTACCGAGGCGGGAGACATACTTGATGATGTTGCCGCGCAGGAAGCCCTGAAAAGCCTCGGTAGTCATCTGGGCCTGCATAAGCTGAATAGGCTGTACTTCACCCTGATAATGTTTGTCTAAGGCTGCCATGATTACGCCCTCCCTGTGGAGCCAATGCCGCCGGTACCGCGTGCAGTCATTTCGAGCTCGTCAATCTCCATAAATTTGACAGGGACGTTCTGTTCAATGAGGAACTGAGCGATACGAGTGCCGGCCGGGAGGTGAATCCCGGAGCGCCCAAGATTCTCAATAATAAGCTGCACCTCGCCGCGATAGTCGCTGTCAATGATGCCGACATGGTTGGCAAGCCGGAGATTCGACTGTGCTCCTACGGAGGAGCGCAGGAATACCTTCATGTGGTGACCCTCGGGAATAGCAAAGGCGAGCCCTGTGCGGAGAATGCTCGGAAAGTCCACAGCCTTGATTGGAGGGATGTAGGTATCCTCCAAAATAGCAAGGTCAAAGCATGCTGCTCCCTCTGTCTGGCGCTGTGGCAAACGTGCAGCCGGGTGCAAGCGGACGACCTGAATGGTTTTGGTTGTCTGCGGGTCGTCTGGGAGGTCTTTGAGCTTGACGGAGAGATTCGGCATGTCGGGTGTTGGTGTGGATGTGGTTTTCTTCTTGGCAGGCATAGAAACGCCGCCTCCTTTCGTGATAGAAAAAGACAACAAAAAAAACAAAAGCCTCTCAGGAAGAGAGACTTTAGTTAACTAAAGGATATGAAGTTGAGGGGATGGTCACAGAGGTGTGGTAGTGTCCATAGAGATTCCTATATATGTCTCAAAGAAGGACATCACAGCCTCATATGCAAGAAGCTGTTGTTTCTTACCTTTAAGAGTTTCAGTAACAACTTCCCTAAAATGTGCAAGTGAACGATCCTCCTCCAACCATGAAAAGATATCTGATATAACACAGTCCTCATTTATGAGATAAGCTATATAGAAGCTATTGATGGGGCCCACTTGGATGACATTGACACCTATCACACGATAAAATGTTGTGTTGATAAGACATACACGCTTTATGTTTGCGTTTGTAAGATCGGCGCTACTAAGATCAACAGTATCAAGAAGGGCAAAACTTAGTTCTGCATCAACGAGAGATGCTCCAATGAGGTTGCTATGTACAAGGTGTGCTGACCAAAGATTCGCCTTATCCAAAATAGCGTACATAAGGTTTGCCCGATGAAACTCTGCCCCATTTAAGTTTGCTCCGGTAAAGTTTGCCCTTATAAGATCAGCACCCTTGAAATTTGCTCCAGTTAAATTGGCGCCACTGAAATTAGCATAGCTAAGGTCCTGTCCGTGGAAGTCATAATTGACTAAATTTTGGTTTTTATAGTTAAACATGGCATACTCCTTCTATGGAAAGACAAACAAGATATTATATATATATATATATAAACTTATAAGCCTTTCTTTTTAGGGTAATAATAGTAGTAATGATTAAGGTACACCTTGAAGGTGTTCTGAAGATGCTTTCTATTTCTTAGAGAAATATTAAAGCGTATGTTTTTCCCTTCTTCTTGTGTACCACCTTAGAGAAATATTAAAAGCAAGGATTTCTCCCTGCTTTTGTCCCTTTACGCAAAACAAAAGTCTGACTTCTTTACTTCTTCAAGGTCTAGTTTGCCAAACTTCGGAAGCTTCGGAACCTTATCAGTCTCATTAATGAGATAAGAGACCTGCTCTAAGAAGTTCGCAAGGTGGTTCTGATCTTTGTAGAGGTTGACAAACTCCTCCCGGATGGTTCGGAAGAGGCTTCCGGCATGTGCTGCATCTGTTCCGAAGCTGTCATGAATCATGAGAAAGTTTCGATTTCCTTTTTCATATTCACTGTTGACAACTCTCTGCAAATGTGCTGCATCCATGCTGTGAATGAAGTTAGGGGCGATGCCCTGTGCCTGACGCCTTGTGTCTACCTGCCCTTCTTTCTCTTCTTGTGTGTAGAAACGCACTCTTGCTTTGTTGAAGCGCAGGTGAATGGTTTTTTGCTCCATCCTCATATAATTTTGCTGCACAGGGAGACCGTTCGGGGTGGTCCAAGTCACAACATGGTTGTCTTTGCAGATCAGTTCTGCAATTTTTTGCATCCACGCCATTCCCTCAACTGCCTTTACAACGGTCTTTCCAACTGCTTCCCAGATCAGTTTTGCCATGTAGGCAGATGCTTGCAGCGGGGAAATGAATGGGCTGTTATCGGGATGATCTAAGACAAAGGGGTTGATAATGTCTGAAAGAAGGTTCTCCCGGAAGCCATATTGTTTGCTGCCATAAGCAAGGGTCATGACGCTGCGTTTACATACCTTGCGCGTGATGCCGTCCTGTGCATACTTTAGGCGATTAAAGACAACCCAGTTTTGTGCTAGGGTCTTTGTCCCGTAGACTTTGCGGGGGTTGCCCTCGTTGTCTGTGACAACATTTCCCGCTTTGTCATATTTTAGGGTGTCCTCGGTGCCGGTCTCTGCATCCTGCAGTAGCACAAGATTGACCTTGTCAGCGACAAGGCTGTAAATATCCTGCACCTGATCGGAAGGTCTGAGGTTGACTGCTGCTCCTCCAATCTCATCCCGCAGCAGCCCAGAGAAGTGCTGAAGGCCGGAGCAGGTGCCATCAAAAGCAACCGGGAGGGATGACAAAAAGCCTGCGGCGGTGCCGTGCTGCTCTCGGTAGTCGAGGAGCTTTTGCCACTCCATACAGAACGCTAAGAACTCCATCGGATAATCGTTCTTTGCGATCTCAGACCACCATACACAGCCGAGCGGGTCAGAGGCAGACGCAAGAATATTATCCTTGTTGTCATCAACCCACTGGATGCGCTCAGCAAATGTGAGCTTGTCCCGGCCGGCTAGGTTCGCCCCGTGGATTGCTAACCATTTTGTGTCATCATCCCCGGCGAGGGGCGTAGGCTCTGCAAAGAGGAGCAGAGCTTTCTGGATGTCATCGCCTTGCGGGTTGATTGCTGTTGGGATTGGATAGCAGCGACCCCGGTAATCAATATTCCACGGGAAGTAAATTTTCTCATACTGTGAGAATTTTTCAGCGGTGGTGAGGGCTATCTTGAAGCGGAGGGCTTTGCTTTTTCGGGCTTCCTCCTGCTTATAAATTGCTGTCATCTTCCGCTTGTGCTCCCGCAATTCCTCTTCCGGGGTTCCTTCGGGCTTCGGAGGGAGATTCGGGATTGGCTCTGTACGTGGGACGCCTCCGAGCTCCCCACCTGTGTTGTAAATATTTTGGAGGATGCGCAGGATGTCCTTATTGATGACAAAAGAGGTCTGCTGCATGGCGTTAAGAACCTTATATATTTTGTCTAGATTGACGGCATTCAGCTTCCGAATATAGTTATTAATTGTGGGGCTGCTTGCGTTACCTTCCATACGTATAAGTTTAACGCCGAGGGTTGACGCCCCATAATAACCGCCGGTTTGTGGAGAGCTCCACGGTTTAGGTGGGATGATTGTTGGAATATACTTTATAGCATTTGCTATCAGCCGATTTTCATTCTGGAACCAAGCATCTTCGAACCATTTTGTCATTCCTAGGCATTTGATCTTTTTCCCACCAATCACCTGGTTAGTTATGGTGTAATAATCACTCCCGGCGATCAACATTTCAAGGACCTTAGCCCCTAAGGCTAATTCGGTTTGTTTGTTCCATTTAAGACCAGAAAAGCCTTGTTTATTCATCCGGTTGACAGCATAGACGATGCGATATGAACTACGGACACGCTTTTCAATTCCTGTTTCCATAGAGCGCCGGAGTTGTGTAAGGTTTACATCTTTGGTCTCCTTCGACCATTGATAAAACTTCTCTACGGAAGCTTCTTGTCGAATGGAACGGCCTATTTCAATAGCGATGTTTGATAGGGTCTTAAATTGTTCTTTCTGTGCAAGTAAGACACAATCTATCGCGGTGCTATGTCCGACAAGTACAAGAAGGTTTTCAAGATCACCCGAAAGACCATCTTCAAGACGGTAGATGTCAAGGAGCTCCTGCATAGGCTGCACCCACGCGCCTTGGGTTGTCTTTTTTGGGGATTGTACATCGTTAAGCAGTGCTCGGATATTGTTTCGGCTAGTCTCCCATGTGTGTGCTATAAATTTTCCGGCAAGCTTTCCTTGTCCGGCGCCATTCTTTCGGACTTCTTCAAGAATGACTTGCATACGTGTTTCGGCTGTCCGCTTTGCTTCCTCTTCCAAAAGGAGCTGTGCGTCGTACATGTCACCATAAGTTTCTTTGTACTGTTCGTATTCATCCAACATTTTCATGTTCCTCCTTGTTGTGGTGTCTTCTTATGTACCACCTAGAAAAAAGTACGTACGTTCTAATTAAGGCATATAAAATATAGACGTTCTTATCACCTCCTTTCACCTAATCAAAACGTACTCTATATTTATTTTAACAATTTTTTAGGGGCAGCATCGGGATTGACACTTCAGCAGTGACTGTCTCCATCATGGTGATCTCCTCCTTTATTTTGTCTGATCGGCCGGCCCTAGGGCGCAACGTAGCGCCCCGGCCCCTGTATACCTCTAGCGGGATTTAAGGTACTGAAAGTATTCGTATTCCGTCTTTGTGACCGTGTAGAACCACTCATTTTGATAGTAAATGCGATACTCTGTATTCCCCCGCGGATTCGTCCCTGTGGAAAGGTGTCCGCCCATCTTTACCATTGTCTCTACGCGCTCCGCACGCGTCATAACGCCTTCATCGAAGCGGTACCGCTTGCTAAGTATCTTGACAACTTTCCCTTTCCCCATCGGCGACATCCCGTCCGTGAATCCGTGGAAGCGTTGCCGTTCGGCTTCGGCGCGTGCTGCTTGATCTTCGCGCTCCTTGCGTTCGCGGTGTTTTTGTTCTGCCTCTAAGTCACGTTTAAATTCTTGAATGCATTCCTCTAATTCTGTACATTCTCCGGTCTCTAGGTTATCAAGGTAACAAAGACTTGCCCCGAATCGGTTGATTTCATCGGGCCTTAAATGGGCGTCTGCTTCTTGAACCATATAGGCAAGCCCCATTTCTAAGTTGCCATGAAAGCCATGCAACACGACAAGTTTCTTGCCTTCCCCTTCGCAGAGGACCGTATCGAATTGGCAGTTTTCCTTTGCGGCAAGGCGATCAGCGGCGGCTTTGAGTTCGTCCCATGTGTACATGATAATTTTCCTTTCCTCTCTGTTCACGGAGAGGGAGACACAAGCCCTGCTGCGCCCCCTCCTCCGGCTGTCTCCTAGGCGTCGAGTGCTTCCTGCCACTCATCCCTGATCAGCTCGATGATCTCTGCATCATAGGTGATTGCGTCACATTCCTCTTCATAGCGTCGCGCGACAAAGTCGGAGCAGTCTATAAGACGGCCGGCAAGGAAGATAACCACTTGGACTTGGAAAGCTTCGGGATTGCTGAAGGGATTCGGCGTCATATCCCATTCGGCAGCCATTTCCTCTATAACATCCCCCATATCATGGAAAAGCTCTGCAATCCACTCTTGTGCTTCCTCTCTGTCATATGTAATGGTGCCGTTCATGTTCTCACCTTCGAAGAGGTCAAAGGCAAGATCAGAAACGTAACCTTCCCGGCCCTCCATGCCATCGAGGTTGACGATCATCATTTCGAGTACGTCTTTTTCAAGGTAGTTGAGATTTTTCATGGTTGCATTTCTCCTTTTTGATATGTCTGTTCTAAAAGTTACTCTATCTGGTTATGCACTTGCAAATTAGCTATCAGTGCGATAACCCCGGTTTTGGTGCAAGGAGGAGACACAATAGCGGTATATCCTCCTTGTGGGCGGGCTGATAGGCCTTCTTTAGTCGTCGCCCTCTTCGTCTTCCTCCTCTGTCCACAGGTCCATGAGATCGTCAAGTTCAAACCATATGAAGTCATTAACCGCCGTTTCGTCGGGGACTTCATCGAAGAAGGCTTCTACTATCAGCTGCATCGCTTCTTCTTCCCGGCCCTCTTCCTGCACTTTTTCCAAAACGTTTTTTGCTCCACTCCATGAGTTGTCAAGGAGTTCCCAAAAATTGAGTGTGCGTTTTACAGTGATTTCCATGATGTTAGCCCTCCTCCATAGCTATCCAATAGGTGACGTAACAATAACTGGTTGTGTCCCAGCGTGGCTTATATTCCACGAAGCCTCGACCGAAGCGGCCGTTGTAGGGTTCATAGTAGCCCAGGGACCCGGCTTCTTCCGGGTTTTCCCGGACGCGGGACACATAGCCCCGCTTGGCTGCCGTGTGGTGCTTGTAGCACCGGATTCCGCGTATTGTCCATGTTTCCACGATGTTTCCTCCTTTTGTCTATCAGGGCGGTCATAGGGCCGCCCCTTTCCTACGATTTAATACTCCTCTACGATTTGATAGCCCCGGATAAGGAAATACCGGCGGTAGTCGTTGAGTGCGCGGGACGTACTACGTGTGTACCACCCGGCATGCGTCAAGATCATCTTGCGCGTATTGTCGTCCACAAGGCAGATTGTGTTCCCGTGATAGGTGAATTTTCGCGTGTAGCCGTTGCAAACGCGCAGGTCCACGTCATAGCGATTCTGCCACGGTCCGATCTTACAGCCGGAAACGAAACATACAGTTTCTACATCGTTAAGGTACTCTACGGCGTGATTCCCGCATGTTTTGGTTGTGTCTGCCTTTACCAGGGCTTCAAGTGCTTTCATCATGGTTGTATTCTCCTTTCGTAGCCTCTTGTGGCTACACTCTAGCGGATAATTTTTGGGGCCGTGTGCCCCTTGTCTGATTGCATTGTAGCATCATGTGGCTACGTTGTCAACCCCTTTTTTAAATTTTTTTTTGAAATGACAAAAAATCTTTTGTGTGGTACAATGTAGACACGGAAGGAGGTGTTAGATATGGAGACAAAAAAAGACAGCGTTATCCGCTGCCGACTTGAAAAATCTTTGCATAATGAATTTCAGGATATATGCAAAAGTAAAGCTATTAATGTTAGCGAATTAATGCGACAGTGGATTGAATCATTTGTAGTTAGTAACCGGAAAAATAAAAAATAAAAGACAAAAAAGCCCTACACGCTGCAACGATCAAACTAGTTGCATTATGTAGGGCTTTATGTGTGTGTATATGCTATTCTAAGCGAGAGGAGCCATTAGATATATAATATTTTACTGTTCCTTTTCCTATTTCGTATTCAATAGACGGTATAGCAGCTTTATATTCTGCTTTATTATAAGGTGCCCTCTCCCACTCATCTATACCTTTACTGTACCATTTCCCTTTAGGTTTAAGATTTACACCTACAACGGTTTCAGAGCCATTTTTAACCCCTACCGATAGATCAAATTTATATTTTATCTTTTGTTTAGTCTTGTTATTCCATGTAAAAATAGTTGTACTATAATAATACATAGTCATATCATATCTATTAACATAGATTAAGCGTGCATTTTTGGATAGTGCATTTCTATCTACATATATTTCATATTCGTTATACTCTCCTATTTCTTCCCAATAAGGTTCTTTTTCGGCATTACATATATTTGCACATATACATAACACCAACAGACACATAACACCTATACGCTTTAACATTTCTTCATCCTCCTTTAGCCATCTTTAAGACATTTTTAGTATACCACAAGCTATCTATAAGTGTACAGTCTCATTCCTATATGTTTCTGTATTCCCTCTCACAGCCGTTTTAAGGCTGTCTTTTTGTGCGTTTGGTAGATTTATATGCGATGAGTATTTTAAGACGTTTTAGAGGTATTTCCGGGCGTTTTAGAGGTGCTTTAAGGTTGCGTGTGGGTTGCCGGATGTTATGTAGCTTTTGTGTCTCCTTATAACGTAGTAATCTAGTATGCTTTATATGTTTTACACAGATAGATTTTTCCAAAACATACTAAACCACTATGTTTTATTCCAAAAACGCATAGATACCTCCATCATGCACCCTAAAAGACACATATGTTCCGTATTTAAGCCTTATAATTTGTAATATCCTTTAGTACACTAAAGCAAATTTTTAAGCTATCCCCTATCCAATCCTTCAGACAACAATTATTTTCCAAGACACAACAAGATAGCGCTTAACATAAGCACCCGCGCGCCTATTGACGCCTAGAGATACAAGCGTTATAGTAATTGCGCTAGGATTGCTTCAGGTGGCCCGGCGTGATCTCCGGATTCATTAACGTGCGCCTATGCGTGTGCGCGTGTTATCGTAGGACTGGCATAGGGCAGCCCGGAGCTGCCGGCGGGTGACCTTCATTGATGCGCGCGCCTGTGGAATGCCCGGGTGCGCAGGCCCGCACGGGGGACAGCCGGCTCGCCGCCAATCCATATATGGGCACGAATTTATTTTCAAATTTTCAACTCTGAAATGGGGAATGTATCATGTCTGGTAAACGGAGACCAAAAGGGGAAGGCTCGATCACTAAGATGCCTAACGGTAGCCTCAAAATGACTATAACCCTCGGTGTGGGGGCCGATGGTAAACAGAAGCGGCGATCAGTCACCGCAAGGACAAAAACAGAGCTGATGCGACGTGTTGCCGAACTTCGAGTACAAGCAGGCCTTTCTACACATACAGACAAATTATATTTTAAAGAAGTAGTCGACATCTTCTTAAACACTAAAGAAGATACACTTACAGAAGGTACACGTCTAAATTATAACTTTGCTATAAAGGCATTATTTGAACCCCTCTATCAGTATCGGATAGACAAGATCACTCCCGAGTTAATAGATTTCGTCATTGACAAAATAACAAAGCGGGATGGCACTAAGATGAATCCAAGCACCATAAGAGCGCTAAAGGACAAACTAGCAGCCGTTATGAATTTTGCAGTAGCCAGGGGTCTACTCAATGTGTCTCCTCTTAAACATACGAAGAAGAGACAGTTGCCTGTTAGACGTGTAGATACCTTAACACTGCCTTCAGAAGATCAACTGAAGCAGCTCTTAAATGAAGCCCACGAGTATGATAAAAAGACAAACAAGGATGTCATTCAGCTCTATCCCCTCTTTTTACTTGCAGTTGCCACAGGGATGCGTATAGGTGAGCTTCTTGATCTTGATAGAAAGGACATTGATCTTGAAAGGTATACGATAAGTGTTCACTCTCAACTTACGCGCTTCGGGAGTGGTAGTCCTTTAAAGACAGCAACATCAAGACGAATTATTTATGTGCAGCCTGATATACTTATGGAGGTGTTAAACAACATTCCTCCCTCCCCTGTCTCAACAAAGTTATGGAGACAAAATGGAGTGCAAGTCAAATACGAGACAGCGATCAGACGTATCTATCGGTTTCTTAAAGGCTGCGATTATTTACCAGAGCATTTCACTTTTCACTGCTTCAGGCATTATCATGCAACTCAACTCCTTTTGAAAGGTATCAACCCAAAAGAAGTGTCTAAGAGGTTGGGCCATGCTTCTATAAAGATCACACTTGATCTCTACGCCCATTGGATGCCTGAAATGGATGCACAAGCAGCAAATAGTGTAGGCACTAACTTCATTTTGTAGGTGCTTATAAGTGCTTATATGTAGAGTTTCCATAGTAAAATTACATACAAAGGAAAATACTTATACCAGTAGCCTTAGGTTTATATGGTATAAGTATTTTCATTTATCTGTAATTCACTTGTATCACAATTTTGAACAGCGGACAATTTTTTTCTTACGCAAGCAATCCGCCGTCGACGGTGTAGATACTCCCTG